GAACAGGTTATTATTAATGGTTACGCTCAACCTATAGGATTTACAGATAAAGACGAACCACAAGCTTGGTTAGATGCTTTTTTTCCGGTTGGTATAATACATCTATCTGTCATTAATGAAAACCCAGGTGTTAGAATTGCTGGTACCACATGGGAGCAAGTAGCTCAAGGTAAATTTATTGTTGGTGTTGGTGTTGGTACAGATAGAAATAACACCTCAAAAGAATTTGGACCAGAAGATACAGGAGCGGGTAATGAAGACGGTGAATATAGTCACGGGTTAACAGAAAATGAATTAGCGAGCCATGGCCACGAGGCTAATATTGGTGCAGCACCAGCTCTTATACCAAGTGACGGTGGAGTTGTTGTAGATGGTCAAGAATTTCAAGCAGGTACAGCAACAACGGTAACTACAGATTATCAGGCCCAACAACAAGTTTTATTTGAATTAAATGATTGGGTAAAAGCCAATTATAACTTTAAGGACCCGTTTTTTGGCTCGGATAATAACAAAAGGGCGAAAAAATTTCTTGATCCGAGTGGTGAATTAGGCTCTGCGGCTGATTATACTGCGGAAAGACGTGCTAAATTAGTGGCGTATGGTTATAAAGAAGTACAAGGAATTTTTAATGGTCAAACACGCTTTTTAGATAATAGGACACCACAGCGGCGAGTGATCGGTTCACCAAGAGACAAATTTACAATGTATACTAAAGCGCTCGCTTTAGGTGCAGGTAAAGGCCCTAACAATACTGATTTAGTTGTAGATGTAGGTGCTGGTCCTCTCGGTGCACCAATTGGCACCGTTACAGAGCCTGTAACAACAGTTGAACGGATTGAAGGATCAGAAAATTTTAGTACTACAGATAATACCGGTAATTCAGAAGATCACAATAATATCCCTCCCGGTTATGGGGTATATGTATGGAAAAGAACAGCATAAATAAATTATGGCAAATGTAACTATAGTAAAATTAAAAGTAAGAAGAGGTTCAGACGCTCAACGTAAAGCTATTACCCTCGACCAAGGAGAACTTGGATATACATTAGATACTAAACGATTTTATATTGGAGATGGTTCAACAGTAGGTGGTCATGTTATAGGTTCAAAGGTAGCTGGACCATTTACTAGCTTAGCAAATTTAGACCCCGGTAATCTATCACTCGAAGTTGGCGATTTAGCGTATGCAAATAATAAGCTGTTTGCATTAACTGCCTCTAACTATAATGCAGATGCTACGAGTTTGACAGGTTATGCTTATGTCGGTACATCACCTGATGACGGAGCATCAACTGCTAAACTAAAATTTGACTCAAATAATACTTTAACGGTAAAACCTAGTTCATTAAACGCAAGTGATTTCGAAACGAGATTTTTTGGAGCTGGTATACAAAGAGGATCCGGAATATTTCAAGGAGGTATAGAAGTAGCTTTAAACGGAAATTACTTAGAATTATCAGGTGGTACAATTTCACCTATACGTAATTCAATTACCGAAAGAGAGATTAAAACAACAGCGCTTTCAAGTGGATTACAAGGTGGTGATAATACAGTGTTGCGATTAAATGTAGATAAGCAATATTTCGGGTTTGATTTAGATGAACAATTAACTTGGGTAGGCCCTGGTGATATTGATGTACCTGTTGCTTCATTTAAAAATGAACTAGCTAGCGGTTTAAGAATAGATAGTGCTACTAGTAAGTTGACGCCCCTTATTCAAACTATTGATATTAGAAACTTTAGAATTAATGATGGTAGACTTACATTAGCAAATTCTTTTAGTAGTTCAGATACATACGGAAATGCTAAAGAGTGGCCATACTTAAATGTATATGATGGTCAAGTTACAGGTATACAGTCATCAATTTATGATGTAATAACTGCAACAGGGTTATCCGGATCATCTGGTGATGCTGTACCTGTTGGTAGCATATTACCGCATGCGGCTGCTTGGACTTCCCCACCAGCTGGTTTCCTATTATGTGATGGTTCAGCGATAAGTAACTACTTATAATAAGCTATATAATATAATTGGTACATCTTATGGTACTACCGCTGGTGATAACTTTTTACTTCCGAAGCTAAATACAGGTAATGTTGTATTATACGGAAACGATGCTATAGCTACAGGATCTGCAGACGCTTATTCTCTATCAGGAACAACAGTACCACGTGCTTTCGGTGATAATATAGCAAACGGTGCTGGCGCAACATTGAGTGCAGTAGCTGTTAACTTTATTATTAAATATGATAACGACCCAATGGAAAGTATTTTTAATGGAGCTCCAAACCAAATTACACACCACGGGGATATGGCTAATGTATATAATCAACAGGTTTATGAAGGGTTAAATTCTGATGGTGAAAATATACAACTAAGCTCTGCAGGGTTTATTACATTTGCAAATGGCGGTACATCTCGAAACAGTCAAACCTTTGATAAATTTGCAATCCCTGTATTTAACTGGTAAATAAATATAATAAAATGGCTATAGAAATTCTAGAAAACACACTGTTAAAGTTACTCGTTAGACGGGGCAACAATTATGATAGAACGCAAATAACATTAGATAGCGGTGAGCTAGGCTATACTACTGACACAAAGCGTTTATATATAGGAGATGGTAGCACGGCTGGTGGTAACATTATTGGAAATATATATAAAGGGAAAGTAGCTGCTGTAACAGCTTTAGCCCCTGCAGTTGTTGGCGATTATGCTTTTGAAACTAGTTCAAATCAGCTTAAAGTGTTGATACAAAATACTGGATCAGCAGCTACTGACTGGTATGGTGTAGGAAATGTACTAAGTGCAGGTAATACTACTATTAATGTTGATAGTGCTGGTAGAATAACTGTAGATTAACTAAGCGCTGGTAATATTTCATATTCTACACTTGGTAATTCTCTAGAAATTGATACCGATAGTAAAGTAGCGTTAAGTGGTACTGTAAAAATAGATACCATCCTACAAAAAACAATAGATACCACAAGCTATTTAGAATTACCTTCGAAAATAAAAATTAACTCTATTGATTATAATTTTCCTGCAGGTACACCCGCAAACAGTAGTTACCTAGGATCGGATGCTGAAGGCACGTTATCGTGGACGACTCCGTCAGTAATTACAACTGCAGTTGCTCCAACTACGGCTGTTTTAGTGCCTGTTGGTACAATCGTTCCTTATGCATCTGCATCTGCTGCAGTACCTTACGGTTGGCTACCTTGTGATGGTTCAGCTGTTTCTAGAACCGCTTACTCAGACCTATTTGATGTTATTGATACAGCTTATGGAACTGGAGACGGGTCAACTACATTTAATGTACCTAATTTAACAAATAGAACAGTATATGGGGATACCAGTCCCGCGCCTGCTAATAGTACGGAGTATCAGCTTACAACAGCTGCACCAACGCATTCATTATCTGCAACTGCTACTAACTTTATAATTAAATCAATTGGAGGTGTAACGAGTCCAACACTTACAGTAGCTGGCAATCTTTCCGGGTTCTTAAACGAAAGAGGTCAATCTTTTAATACACCATTTAGCTTTTTAAGTGGTGATTTAAAACTACAACGAGTAGTACCAGGTATAAAGGTATTTAATAACGGTGGTTCTTCGGAAAATTTTACAATACCAGCAGGAGTAGAATGGGTAAAATTCTATATTACAGGGTCAGGTGCTCCGGGTAATGATAAGTCAGGCGGTGCAGCAGCTACCATAATAGGTTATCTATCTGCTGCCCCCGGTACAGAATTTATTTGTAATGTTGCTGCGGCTCCTACTAATAATGCGCCGACCGGTATCGCTAGTACTATAATACTAGCCGGTGCTGGTACTACTGTTGCAACAGCAAACGGTGGTCAGGGTTATACTAGCGGTTTAATATTTCCACCCCCGGCGGCTTCATCAGGCACTGTTTCAGATGCAACTAGAGTAATTTCACATTACATAGTGCCAGGTGGAAGTGGTGGTGTTGATACAGATCAAGGTGGTAATGAGGAAGCTAGTGGTGCTGCAAGCTTTTGGGGATCTGCTCCAGCTCCTGGAGCAGGAGGTGGTAGTCACGGTAATAGAAAACCAAGAGACGGTGGTGATTACGTGAATTACACCGGGCTGCAGCCTGGAGCTGGTTTAATAAAATTCGAGTGGAACTAGTTGCTTTACTGTATATTACTTATAACTAAAATATGGAAGAAGTAATTATTGAAGGTTTTGATTATGAAGATTTTGTAGCTTTAAAAAGTATACTCACCAATAACACCACATTTACATCTTCAGAACAGGTAGAATTTTCTAATAGTCAGTCATTAATAGAAAAAGCTGAAAAAATAATACAGTTATTTAATGAAGAATAAATATTTACATGGATTTATTCTTGCCAAACGTAGCCGGCTCTTTATGTGAAGAGTTTTCTGACTTTGTCTTATATGATCATGTTAATAACAGTATCCTTGTAAATTTAGAGGATAAGTATTTTGGAATAGTTTTTAGGGAATTAAAAAAATTAAGGTATAAGATGATATTTAGCACGAGGATCCAAAAAAGTAATTCTATCACTTGTACTTTTATAAAAGTGTGAGTAATTAAATATTAATAATGGCCTTTCCAAGTGACATATCTCTACCCGCCAATGCAAAATATTATAGTATAATTGAAACTAAAAAAGCATTTAATTCAAATTATGATATTACATGGTCATTTCAATACAAATATTCTGACGCATCGAGTCATCAGTTAGGATTTGCAACATTTTTAAGCACAGAATCGAGCCCTGTGTGCTCATTACCTGGTCAATACTTAGGAGATAAAGACCCTGTTTTAAATTTATCTTCGTTCAATGTTTCTACTCAAGCTGGCGCGCCTATAACAACAGAAGGGGGTACATATCTAATTACTTCACCATTTACACTATCAGGTCAATTATTAAAAGTAGCGTTCGACTCAACCGGTTTGTATGCTCTGTCTGGTAGAGATGGTTTGGATGGAGTTGGTATAGCAAGTGTTTATAATAGTGCATTAGTAGTTAGAGATTATGATTACAAGGTAAGAGCTAATGGTCCTTTATCTAGCATGAATACAGCTTTATCTACTTTATCAGTTTCTGATTTTAGAACATTGAGATTTAGATATATAAATTTAGGTAGAAAACTTCATGTTGATTTAAGAGAAAATAACACCACATCATATACACTCTTAACAACTATAGATCTAAATTATAGGATTGGGAATTATAATAATTTAAGTGGGGTATATGTTGGGTTTGCTCTCTGCACACCTATATCCTCAACTAGTACAGCCCAAACAGTTACGGAGGATTTCTTATTTAAAAATTTCCAGGTTGAAGGGTATGAAGGAGGTACATTATTAACTGAGACTCTCTCTTCTTCATTATCAGGTGGATTTTTTGCGCATACTGCTCTATCAGCTAACCCTAATACAATAGTGGAGTCTTCAAATATTGAGGTATATCCTAGCAATCTTACCTAATACTTAAAATGGGACAGTCACAGCCAGCTTTAAACTATAAAATTGAAAAAGTGGAGTATGAGGTCACTAGGTATCCTATCTTAGGTGGTGGTGGAGTAGAGGGGTCATATCTTGGAGCGAATGGGGACATTGTAATAAAGAATATTATATTGGGCAACTTACCGAAGGGTAGAGAGCTTACTGTTAATTTTGAACTTTTTGATCTTAACGCAGATCAATCAACAACGCCTAAATTAAGAGGTACCGATATACCAATAATAACTATAGGTAGGCAGGGGAGAACTAATAATAAGATAAATGTAGAAACAAGAGCTACAACTAAGGATTCTAGAAGATATTTTGCGGGTGAGGACGGTGGTTTAGATGTACAAATAAGAGTTTTTGAGCTGAAAAATGTGGGGTCCGCGAGGATGGCGGTTTTTGAAGAACAAAGTGAAATTTACTTTACACTTAACATTGATTTACCAGTTGTTGATATTGTACAAGAAGAAGAAGTAATACAGGAAGAACCTCAACCTACTCAAACCAAAAGTGGTCGAAGTGTGGTTACTGTAGTTAAAGACGAAAAACCTACTCAAACCAAAAGTGGTCGAAGTGTGGTTAAACCTAAGGATGACACACCTACTCAAACCGGAGGTGGTCGAAGTGTGGTTAAACCTAAGGATGACACACCTACATCTACTGTACAGAGAAGGTTACATGCAGGGGTTAGTAAGGAAGAGGATACACCTACATCTACTGTACAGAAAAGGTTATATACAGGGGATAAAACAGCCCAGGTAGAAGAGGAAGAGGAAGAAGAGGTTAAAGTGGTAATTTCCGACCCGGTTGATCCAATTACCCCGCAGGATCTGCCAGTAGATCGTGATGGTAAAGTATACTGGCCTGAATCGTTACCAGTAGATCCAATTGTACCTAGCGTTACACGTAATGTTAATGTTCCAAGTGAGAGTGATAAGATTGCGCTTCAGGTTGCGTTAAACGAAGCAAATAGAAGCAAAGCTCTAAATGAAGCTATAGAACAACTAAGAGCAGGGGCTCAAGACCAAATAAACGATTTAGCAGGTTATAGTAATGAGGAACGTATACGGTTAAGCGATATTATTATTCAAGCAATAGACGAGACAATAGTGCAACTGCAACAAGAATATAATGACGATAGACAAGAAGACTCCAAACTACTTTATGAGGTTAGTATTAATGAAACTAACGATAGTACGGTATTAACCGGTACTCTACCACCGGGGTTTGTATACATTAGTCCTTCTCTACCTCTACAAGAAAGCTTTACTCCAGTTTTCGGAGATTTAGAGTTACCAACAGAGCAATCTATTGAAATAGTTACAGATGACCAAATAGAGGTTGATGAGGTTGATGATCAACCTAGTAAATTAAGCGATGAGGCAAAATTATTAAAAGATCTTTGTGATGCAGAAGAGAATTGTGATACTTTAAATTATTAAATATTACCCAAAGCAACTTCTACCTTAAGATCATGCTTCATTGAATGAAATCTCTCGTCAATATATTTTTGAAAAGCTAAAGGTTTAATCCAACTATTATCAGAAATATTATCTACCTTTGAACCTACAACTTCTAGCGCTTCTATTAAACAAGACCACCGGACGAATTCTTCAAATTGCATTGTTTTAGTCTCTCCGTCTTTTAACTTAAATTTAAATGTTTTCATATATATATATTATTATAGTTCCGTTCCTTCTGCATCTTTATTACTATCTTGAACTAGATTAGGGTCTGTTCCGATATCGACGAATGCTTTATTAACATCAATCGGGTTTGTAATGAGTGTAGGTGTTATATTAACATCAATTTTAAATTCATTATTACATTTTTCACAAGTATATGTTGATAATACATTTGGAAATATATTTTCTGTAAATGTATAATTTCCACAAGGACAGGCTATATTAACTTCAGATAAATTAATTAGTTGATCAATTTCAGCTTGAAACTCTGTAGATAAAATCTGTATTCTATTAATTTTATATGATGAGATTATAAAAGAAACTACAAATTGTATACCAAATGCTAAGCATGTTGATTCTAGTAAGCCAAAGACATTTCGAAGGGCGAATCCAAATAATAACGATATTAGTAGTGTAAGAAAGAGCGACCGGGCGATGATCATATAGCTATTTTAGCTAGATCATACGGAATTTCAAGTATTAATTCATTAACTTTATCGATTTTTTCCTTTACTACGTGTATAGTGCACTTATTTAGGTCATCTTTTTGTTCAATCTCACTCAGCATATTTCGTAATTGCGCTAGAGATACAAACGCATCTCCTAAAACTTGAGTTACTTGCTCCAGCTCGAAAGGTAAAATAGGGGGTGCTTTTTGATGTTTTTCATTATCCTTGTACATTGTTACCTGATCCTGTACATTCATACTAAAACTTATAGGATTTTCATCTGGTTTAACACTATATGGAGAATCTTGCGACGTATTCATTTAAAATATTTATGCAGAGAATAAATATTTTCATGGCTAAGTTCGAAAAGAGATTTTATACAACATTACATGAAGCGCGAGAAGAGGAAAAAATAGCATTTGAGACAGAACTCGACAAAGATACAGATGTCGAGGACTTTGATGTAGATATAGATGTAGATGAAACAATAGTGGATGATGATCCAAATGTTAAGGCAGCTCGAGCCGTTGGTGAAAGAAATGAAGCTATGAGGACTACATTAAAGGTATGGATTCAAGAGATGGAGAATTTTTTAGAATTCATAAATAGTCAAGATCCGGAGTCTATTCAGTCAGCATTAAGTAATGCTGAGCCTGATACCATCTTTGATAGGATGAAGGATTCACAGCAAAGTAAAATTGCTCGAGTTGCATCTGATATAGCTTCGCTGCAGCAAGGATTTGAAGGTTACCTCGCTCAGACCGGTAACGCTCAATTTAAATACGTATAATTTCTATACTTTTTTATTTCAGATAACCTCACAATACCTTCGAGACCTTCGAAGGTATTTTTTTGTATAAAGTCCCATTTAATTTCATCAATACTGCATGCAATGGCGATATCATTAAAGTCTTTAAATCTTTTACCGAATTTTTCTGGCCAAATAAAAACCCTCTCCCCTTGCTTTAATAAAGCCTCTGATTTTACTAAAGATGCTTGATCAACCCACTGTGAGTCTAATATCCATACTTTATCATATCATTTTAATGTATTGGTTAATTGTTGCTCCTGCCGGGTTGTAAATGATCGACCTCTTTCAGTAATACCAGCCACAGCTACAGAGTTTTTTGTAAAAAATGCATTTAACGGTCCTTCAAAAATATATACTGTGTTATGATCAGTAGAGACTCGATCTATATTAAACAATGTTTTTTCCGCATTTATTCTTCCAAGATATTTTGGCTTTACTTTATTATCTCTATTTAATAAAGTCCTACTTTGATAAAATTCAATTTCTTTGTTCTCATTAATAAACGGTATTACAAGTCTATTTTTATGAACCTTATCAACCAATGAAATATAAAGACTATCAGGCTTATTAACTGCTGTATCTAATCGTCTATTTTTAATAGTTTGAGTTGCTGTTCTCAGCATGTCGTTATTCTTATAAAAATCTAACTGAGCTGTATCTGATAGATTAATACAATCTTTTGGTAGTGTATCAGTAACTACTTTAACTGGTGCTTCTTCTTCTACAATATCAGTAATATCTGGAACATACTCCTTAAGTTCTTGTATTACATCTGCACTTGTATGTCCCGATACTTCAGTTATCCATTTTAAAGGTTTACCCGACCACCCACAATTATGACAAAATATGTTTTCGTTTTTGGGAATATAATAACATCTACGCTTTTTACCTAGGGACTTACCCTCTCTACAAATAGGGCAGCTACACTGATAGACATTGTTAAATTTATTATACTTTGGGTAATAGCCAAGCTCAAAAAATTTAAGAACAACAAAATCTTCAGGAAGTGAGATCATTTAACTTATTATACAGACTTTTTAGAAAAAACAAATTATGCCATTCTGTTTTTTTGTCTAGTATCCTGGTAAAAGAAAATTGTTCACAAAACTTAATAAACTGCTTGTAGTCTGATTCTACTTTAACTGCTAATTGTTCCTTGTAATATTGCTTTTCATCTGGAAGCTCTTCGTATTTATCCAGACAAAATATATCTGCATTGCGGTTAAAAATTTCATGCTCTTGCTCTGTTAAGATATACCCGGGGTCGTTTAAATATTTTTTAGTAGTAACTTTACCAAATCCTGGTATACCTGGTACATTATCTGAACTATCTCCTGTTAAACACTTAGCTGTATACCATTCCTCTACATCTTTAAACCCGGTCTTTTCTTTAAAATTATAATTATTAAAAATAGTCTTCCTTATAGGGTCATATAAAGAACATTCTGAGGTAATTAGTTGTAAAAAGTCCCTATCTACCGAAATTATTACTTTTTTACCTTTATGCTCCCTACATATATATGACACTATATCATCAGCCTCTAATTGACGTGGTAATATGGAATTTATCCCCATAGATAGTAGTATAGATTTTATAGTCTCATTATTTTGATGAGGCGCAGGGTCTTTTGATCTATTCTGCTTATATTCCTTTAAAATATCCCTTCGTATATTGGTTTGCCGCTCTTTTTTTTCATCCCATACAAATATAATGTCTTCTGGAACAAACTGCCTCACGTAGGAGCTCAATGCATTAAGAGTAAAGTAAATATGGAGATTATTAACTTGTTTCTGCGTTATCTCCGGGGATCTCTTCGATTGATTTTTCGCTGTATGAAATGTTCGGTGGATTAAGTTGTTTCCGTCTATTATCAGGGTCTTCATTCTTTATATATTGTGCTTCTGATATTTTATATATCTTTTTAGGTAGAGTCTCTACAAATGTTATTATATTACTATTTACAGCATGTTCAAGAGCGTTCCGTGGAACTTTAACATTTTCCATAACAGGAATTGATAAACACCCAACATTTTCTGTTGTAGGATTTACAACAATAAACATCTGACCGGCATAATCACCGGTTTCGACAGCATATACCTGCCTTTTACAGAATTTCGTCTTGACCATGACTTGTACCTCTAATCGATTGAGATTCAGCCGCGAAATATTTTAAAAGAAATGAATTTAACGCTTCAACTTTTTGAGGAGTATTAGCTGCTTTTATTTCGACATGTCGACCAGAAAAATCAAAACCTAACAGAATATAACTATCTAAGTATTCACTTAATATTGTTGCTAACCTTTGAGTTAAATCGACTCGGCGTTTAAACTGCTTTTTTTCTTTAAGATTTTGTTTAAGGGCTAGCTCAATAAGTTCTCTTAACTCTTCTTCTTCTTCTTCATTAGGAACTTCTGGATCATTGTGCATATTAATATTTATTTTAAAAATACACTATCCTCCTTTTGTGTTACATTGTTTTTTAGCAATCTAGAAACAACAACTTCTATTGAAGATGTTTTTAAACTAAAATTATTTACAAAATTTTGATTACCATCATAAAAGTTAAACAAGTATTCATCCTTAAATGGTGTGTTTTCAAAGCATGTTATAAATACAGAAGCGCCTCCCGGGTCAACTAAAACAGTCCATTTTCTAGGATCTGCCATATTATACTTATCAAACATTCTAAACGTGACGAACCCATTATCTTTTAATCTTTTAATAAAGTATCCTGGTGTCCTTAATTTATTTTTACGGTGATCGATTGTCATTGGGTCAAAGCTGAGATTATATACTTTAATTTAATGTTACTTTGCTCAATATCAAATATTATTACCCCATACTCAGTATTAATGTTAACAGTTATATCATTATTAATAATAGATAACAACCTAATATTATCAAAATTTACCGGGATTGGGTTAAGATTAAAGTCTGCTTTACCTAGACTGATACTAAATTTATCAGTATTATGTCTAGCTCTATCAGTCAGCTCTGCCATAATATTCCCATTATCTGTATAAAAATATAGTTTATTAGTTTCGGAAGCAAAAGTACTACCCTTAAAGACTTGCTGAATAATGTCTTTACTAATAGTAAATGTAATATCAAATTTAAATGAGTTTATTTTATCTAAGTTTAAACTTGGTTTAGATAAAAACCCTTCATCAAATAGATGATATTTAAACTTAATTCCGGATCCATTATATTCTATGTTATTAGAGTTTACCTGCAGTGTAATATCTTCAGATTGTATTGTGTCTATTACTCTATATAATTTTTTTAAATCTGGAATATTTAAAGTATCATTAAACCCGGTATCAGCTGTATATTCTGATTGCAATATTAGAGTATTATCAGCACTTGACGCGAGGCTAGATATTTTATCTGATGTTACCTCTAAGATTGAACTATCGCTTATTTTAGAATTACAATCTAAAAATTTTAGAAATTCATCCGGATTTTTTATTTGAAGCTTTTTTTCCATTATCTAATTTTAAACTAATTTGTTTTAATAGCAAATTTTGGTCTTTTAAGACTTTAATAATTTTATCAAGTTTTGAAAGCTCGGATAAATCTAATTCAAGTTGATTCGATTGTGGTACTGGTTCGGGTGCTACATGTGGTAGTTCCGGTAGTGCTAGTTGCTCAGCAGCCTGCGCAGGCGTTACCGTTGAAATTCCAACTGGCGGTGCCTGAACAGGTGCGGGGGGTGCTCCCATGGGGGGTGGTCCAGGAACATTAGGTTTAGAGTACTGCTCCTGAACCGGGAGTCTCGCAGCGTCTTCAAAAGATTGTTTAACATCGTGTGAACCGGGTTTTAAGTTACCAGCTTGGCCTACTATCATTTGATCTTGTTGATGCACTTGACCATACGTTTGACCCATAAACTGCAGTAGTTGTTTTTTTTCAGTTGGAGTCATTTTTAAAGATCTTTAAGAAGTTCGTCAATATCCTCTTCTACTGTATCTGTGGTCGCTGCTGCTGTCACTAAACTAGGCTCAGGTTGAACTTCACCTGGATAAACATCCGAACCACTCTCCGGTGTAACTACTGGAGCTGGTTCCGGTTCATCGGATTTGCAGTAATAATGCTCATTTAACATTTGCTTGAGTTCATCAAATGATTTAAGAGTAAATACCTCGGTTAAATCAAATACATTGTCATAAACTTCTTTTTGTTGATCCTCTGACAAATCAATCTTACCAGCGGTTGTAAATCTAGAAGAAACATATGTCGGATAATCACCTTGTTGTTCTACTTTAATCTTAAAGTTAACGCCATCAGGTCCGAGATCGAAAATACGAGGACCAAACTCTTCTGCATCTTCACCTTCAATAGCTTCAGTAATAATTTTTTGAAGCTGCTTACCATAACGAAGAAGTTTTACCTTGCCGTTATTATCTGAATTAGAGGGATCATCTACAACGTAAATATTTACTAACCACTTTTCAAGTCTACGAATAGCTCCCATTCTTTCTTTCTCTTCCTCGCTACCTGTTCGTAATACACGGAACCTTTCCTCAGCAATTGGATCACGTTCACCGAATGTCTGAGGGCTTAGCGTTTGAACATACTGACCGGTTGCATAAGATACCCAACCATGGTTATAATAATGGAAAAATGTTTTCGCCGGGTCTTTTGCAAATGGAAGCAATCTTACGGTGTAAGTATTACCTGGCTTTGTTGGCATAATTTCGTTGAATGTAGCCTGACTATTATTGTCTGCAGATGCAAGTGCATCTTTAATTGATTGAAACATGGAAGAATTAAACGTACTCATGTAATTATTATAAGAACTAAGAACTAAACTTCAAGAGCTTTTGCTCAATTATTTTTAGACCCTTAGTAGATTTGTTCTTAAGGTATTTGGAACTTATAAACTTTATACGTGTTTTGGCGTATAAATTATAAAAATCTTTAATAACAAACCCCAACGTACCGGGGGTATTTTTAACATTAGTATCCATGTTTAGAGCATGTAGCATATAAAAATTAATTTTATGGTC